CACTTCCAGGTGGACGATGCCATCTATGCCGACGAGGTCCAGCAGGTGCGCGCCTTTGGTCAGGAAGTCGCCGTCGAGCGGCTGCAGCAGAAGATCGCCGACCGCGCCGCAGAGGCCAGCCAGTTCTTCGCGCTGACCGAGGAATACCACCGGCTCAACATCCTCAAGACCGGTCAGCTGCTCGACGCGGACGGCTCTGTGCTGTTCGATTACTTCACCGAGTTCGGCGAAAGCCAGCAGGCGGTGGTGGACTTCGACCTCGACAATGCGGGTGCCACCGACGGCGCGCTGCGCAAGAAATGCGCTGGTGTCATTCGCCAGATGGCCGCCATCCTGGACGGTCTGCCCTATACTGGCATCATGGCCCTGTGCGGTGATGCCTTCTTCGATGACCTGATTGCCCACCCTGAAGTGCGCGAGACCTACAAGGGCTATGCCGACGCGGCGAGCTTGCGCAACGCCTATATCAATTCGGGATCGTCCGGCATCTACGGCGCCTTCGAGTTCGGCGGCATCACCTGGATGAACTATCGCGGTGGCCAGAATGTCGGCATCGAGACCGACAAATGCCACCTCGTGCCCATGGGCGTCCCCGGCCTCTTCCGCACGGTCTATGCCCCGGCCGATTACATCGAGACGGTGAACACGCCGGGTCAGCGCCTCTACGGCAAGCAATGGGAGATGCAGAACGGCAAGGGTGTGAACCTCGAGTTCCAGATGAACGCGCTGCAATACTGTACCCGCCCACGCGTGCTGATCCCGGGCAAGCGGACGTGATCAAGCGCGCATTGAAAGGATGAAAGGATGTCCACCCTCTTTGACGATCTGGACGCACAGGTCTCCGGTGCGATTGACGTGGCCTTTGGGGAGATCGCTGTCCTGCGACCACGCGTCTCCGCGCAATATGCCGAACGCGCAGAGGATGCATCCCGCGAGATTGCCACTGTGACGGGCGTGTTCTCGGCGGGGCCCGCGCAGGCCCCTATCAAGGGCAGCACTGCGGGGGCTGCGTTTTCCGGCGGCACGCGCGTCGTGTCGCAGAGTGCGGAGTTCTGGCTTGCAGCGCAGACGGTTCAGTCCCTTTTGACCCGTCCCCAAAAGGGCGACGCGCTGACGCTGACCGGGCGCGCGGGTCCACCGGTCTATGCACTCTCTCAGGTCCACCCGTCGGACATGGGGGACCTGACCCTGATCCTGGTTCTGGAGGACGAGACGCCATGAGCCTGACGCGACTGGCCATGCGCCTCGCGGCGGCGCGCGCCTTGCGGGACAGAACACTGGCGGGCGCACGGGTGTTCGACAGCGCGGTGGACCCCATCGACCAGACGATCGCCGCGCAGCGCCAGCCGCTGCTGGTGCTGACCACGGATGAGCATGCGCTGGAGGTGAGCGGGCGCGATCTCGGCAGCGGCACGCATCGCTGCGATCTGGTGATCGAGGTTGCCATTGCCGCGCGCGTCGAGGTGCCTGCAGAGGATGGTCAGGGGGGCCAGATCACGATTGCCATTCCCCATACCGACGAGGGGATGGAGCTGACGCTTGACCTGATGGAGCATCAGGTGGTCTCGGCGCTAACGCGGGATGACGGGGCGTGGGCGCGGGTATGGATGACACTGGTGCCGCGGGTCCATCAGCGACTCTCGCGCCGGGGCGCCTCGTCCGAAAACGGTGTGCGCTTTGCGGCCCGCCAGCTTGTGCTGACATGTGATCTGATCGACGCCCCCGCCCCCGACGCTGCACTCCCTGCAACCGGGGCATGGTCGAAGGTGCTGACGCTCATGGAAGCAGACGCGGCGATGGCCGGCATCGCATCGCTGATCCGGGCAGAGGTCGAGGGCACGCTTGTCCCCGAATGGCGTCGCGCGGCGCATGCACTGGGTGTCCCGCTCGAGGTCTCGGACAGCCTCGGGCTCGGCGCGGGGGACGCGCCTTTGGTGGACCCGGTGGAATTTATCATGGGCGCGATCAGCACCGGTGCCGGCGTGGTCACCGTGACCGAGGACGTGCCCTGATGGCGGTGCGCGAATTGGTGGAGCTGGTCTCCCGCGTGGCCGAGCTGGAGCGGCGGTTTGCGGGCGTGATGCGCCACGGCACGGTGGCTGAGGTGGATCCCGAGCGCCAGCGTGTGCGGCTGGACCTTGGCCCGGCCCACGGGGCTGAGGGGCGGTTCCTGTCGCCTTGGGTGCCCTATGCGCAATTCTCGGGGGCGCTGCGCGTGCACACCCCACCCACGGTGGGTCAACAGCTCACGGCAATGTCCCCCAGCGGGGATTTCCAGCAGGCGGTGGCGCTGCCTCTGACGCATCACAGCGGCAACCCGAGCCCTTCCATGGCGGGCGACGAGAATGTCGTGACCTATGGCAATGTCCGCATGGCGCTGGCGGATGATCTGGTCCGCGTCGATGTGGGCGGCACGCTGTTCGAACTGAGCTCGGCGAAGGTCACGCTGTCCACGGGCGGCAGCAGCATCGAGATGACCGACGCAGGCGTGAAGATCACAGGCGCGCGCATCGATCTCAACTGACGGAGGCGCAGATGCCAGCAGTGGCGCGGATCGGGGACCCGTTTGCAACGGGCCATCCCTGCGACGGGGCAAGCACGATTGCCGGGGGCAGCGGAAACGTCTTCGCCAACGGTATTGGTGTATCCCGCCGGGGCGACCCTTCGGCGTCACACACGCGCCTCGTTGGGAAGCTGTGCCTCCCACACACGGTCCCGATCACCGGCGGCAGTGCCACCGTGTTCGTGAATTCAATGTCAATTGCCCGGGTCGGTGACGCCATCGACGCAGGCGCCATCACCGGCGGATCGCCGGACGTGTTTACCGGATAGGAGGGCATGATGCCACGCTACGCAATCACCGAGACAGCCGGGCGTTTCGTCGCCGGGACCAACAATACCGGTGTCGGAACGGTGCTGACGCTGACCGAGAAACAGGCCGAGCATGAGGTTCGGCTTGGCACGCTACGGCTGCTGGACATCAACACCGATGCGCCTGAACACACCGCAGAGGCGTCGACCGGGGACAAACCCGATGACAGGACTGCGCCGCCTGCGGCAGCGCAACGCCAAGCGACGGTAGAACCCAAGACCGCTGACAGCACCGTCAAAACCAGCAAAGAACGCCGTGCGTCTCCGAAGCAGTAACCCGCGGCCCTCAGCCGTCATCTTTGCTTGCTGTGTCTGCCTCTCCGTCTTGCTTCGTCCGCGTGGTCTGGAACACGGGTCCCTTTGGAGCCGGTTTCTTCCGCAGGATGGGTGCTGTGGGCTCTTCGCAGTTCGGGCAGGTCTCATCGGTCTCCCGGACAGTGCCGCCGCAATACATGCATTTTTTCATTGTGATCGGTTCACTCGAGTCGCGTTCTACTGGTTGGATCGGCTTCTGGTGAACGACCGGTCCTTGGTCAATGGGACGCATTCGACATGGTGCCAAATCACAACAGCCCCTCGGTTGGCCTGAACGCGGCCTCGGGGGGCACGCTCATGGGTTGGCCGCATGTAGTGCAGTCCCTGCAGGACATCTTCACGACGCGGTTCGGCGCGCGCGTCATGCGCGAATGGTACGGCTCGTTTGTGCCCACGCTGCTCGGGCGGCAGATCAACAGATCGGAGGTGCCGCTGTTTCTTGCGGCCTTCACCTCGGCGATCGAGCAATGGGAGCCCCGGTTCAAGGTGACGGAGATTGGGCTGAAGGATGTCACCCGGGACGGTGTGGTGCGCCTGTCGATCTCTGGCGAATATCGCCCCCGGGCCCTGCTGGGCGATCCCACCTCCGCCGGTTTGCGCAGCCTGGTGATTGATGCCGACGAGGTCGGTCTCGCGATTGCAGATAAGGGAACGCCATGAGCACCATCAGCACGATCGACCTTTCCTCGCTCCCAGCTCCGGGCGTCATCGAGGAGCTGGACTTCGAGGTCATCCTGCGGGCGATGCGCGACGATCTGGTGGCGCGCTTCCCGCCGATTGCGCCGGTGATCGACCTGCAAAGCGAGCCCGCGCGCAAGCTGCTGGAGGTCTGCGCCTATCGCGAGCTCTTGCTGCGGCAACGGGTCAATGACGCGGCGCGTGCCAACCTTCTGGCCTTTGCGGGGACCACCGACCTTGATCATCTCGCCAGCTTCTACGGTGTCACCCGCCTGACGGAGGAGACCGACACCGCTTTGTGCCTGCGGGTGCAACAGCGCATCCAGGGCTGGTCCAATGCGGGTGGTGCCGCACATTACCGGTACTGGGCCCTGACGGCGGACGAGCGGGTCTCCGATGCGGCGGTCTCTTCCCCAAGCGCGGGCATCGTGCGGATTGCCGTGCTCTCCGCCGAGGGCGACGGGGCGTCGTCCGAGGACTTGATCACGGCTGTGCGGGCAATTGTGCTGCGCGATGACGTGCGCGTCTTGACCGACACGGTCGAGGTGGTCTCGGCCAGCATCGTGCCCGTGGATGTGGCGGCGACGGTCTTTCTTTATCCCGACACCCCCGCTCAGGTGGTCGAGCAGCTGCGCGTCGACTTCCCCGCGCACTTTGCGGCGGCCCGCGGCCTTGGCTGGGATTTGACCCGGTCCTGGATCAACGCCCAGCTCCACCCTTCAGGGGTGCAGCGGGTGCATTTGACAGCGCCTGCGATCGACACTGTGATCAATGCCGAGCAGTGCGTTGCCCTCGGTGCCGTCGAGATCACGTTTGGCGGGCGTGACCGATGACCACGCACTCGTTACTCCCACCGGGGGCGACCACATTTGAGCGCGCGATAGAGGCCGCGACGGCGCTGGATGCCCGCGCCCCGGCGATCCGGCCCAACGCCCGGGCCAAGCTCGACGGCTTTGATCCGTTTGTGCCCTGGCTGATCTGGGAATACGGCCTGGGAGACATCCTTCCCTATCTGAGCGATCCGCAACGGGCGCTGCGGGAGGGTATTCGCTGGCAGCGCTTGCGCGGGACGCCGGAGGCCTTGCGCCTTGCCTTTTCCTGGCGCGATCTCGACGGGGTTCAGGTCTTCCAGGAGGAACCCGGGCAGCACTTCGCCGCGTTCCAGATCGACACAAATGCGGTGCCACAGCTTGAGGACATCGACGACCTGATCGCGCTCGCGCGCCTGTCGGCACCGGCGCGATCGCGGCTGGCGCGCATCTTCCACGGCTATGACCTGCGGCGGATCAAGCTGGACGACACGCGGCTCGGGGACGGGCTGCTCAGCGATTACAGCGGGGTGCGTCACACAGACGGGCAGACGCGCCTGTCGTTTGGGCGCGTGTTTCCCGCGACTGTGCCCGCGCTGGAGGTGCGGACACATGCAGGGATCTTCGTCGACCATGTCGGGCGGGCGTTCCTGCCGGGTCGGTTTGTTCTGTCGGACAGCAGGCTCGACGACGACCGTGCGACGCCCAACCCGTTTATCTATCATGCGCACCTGTTCACGCTGGCCAATGCCGACGGCGTCCCGGACGAGCCAGCCGACTTCGAGCCGGTGCGCAGGTTCCAGCGCGCGCAGATGGTGCTCTCGGAAGGGATGCGCCTTGGGGACATCAACAGCCGAACACCCCCGGTGGATTGGATGTTCTACGAGGGGCGCAGGCGGCTCTCCGAGGAGGCTGCGGTCTCTGGCGCTCCGGCCGAGGTGCGACGCACCCGGCGCACGGAGATGTTCGAGCGCAGGGCCGTCGCATCTGCGCTCGTGCCATTGCCGCACGCCACATTCAGATGGCGCGACACGGTTCGGTCCCAAGTCATCGGCGGCCGGTCACAGGTTTGCCGCCTGTCAGACACAGTTCGCCAGCTCCCGCCGGTCTGGTACGCTCAGCCCGCGCGGGCGCTTGCTGCCGAGACCTACGAGGTGACGGTGCGCGTGGGGGACGCTGTGCGTGCCGACGCGCGGGTCGCCGTTCCCGAGCGGTTTACACCGGGACAGGTGGTGCGAGCTGACGCGCGCTCTGTCGGTGATGCTCTGCGGCTGATCCCGACAAAACCCGCTCTGGCACTGCTGCCTGATCTCTACGATCCGACCGCCTCACCGACACGGGTCACCGATGTTACCAGCGACGCGGCTTACGCCGGGCAGTTCTGGCTGCCGCTCTACCATGTGAACCAACCCTGGTCCGAGGTGCAGGTGCTCGTCGGGGCCATGCATCGCACGGACACACCCAACACAGACTGACGAGGAGGCCTAATGGCTATCATGACGCGCTCGGGGCGCGCAGCCCTGGCGGATGCAATCCGCCAGCGCCCGCTCCACCTTGCCTGGGGCACAGGCAACACCGAATGGGGCAGCACCGCCCCACAGGGGCCCCTGACGTTTGGCGCAAACGATGTGCTGCAGCTGCCGCACGCTCACGTCTCCGGCGTGGCGCTTGCCTCTGCGGACGGAACCACGACCTATTCGGCCGGGACAGATTACACGGTGGACAGCTCGACCGGCCGGATCACACGGATCGTCACAGGCGGTATCCCACCCGGGGCGACCGTCCGCGTGGATTACACCATCGACACACCCCCGCCGGACGTCACTCAGACTTCCCTGCTGGGTGAGCTCGGCCGCCGCGCGGTGGACGAAGTGGCGTTTGTGGTCGCGGATGATGCAGGCGCCATTGTCGCCCCCACCGGCCGCTTCACGCTGTCGGCCACACCCACCAACCACCTCTTCGTGCGGGTGCGCTTCGAGTTCGAGGATGCCCCCGATGCGGTGATCCGCGAGCAAGGCCTGTTTGTCGGCACCACCACCGATCCCGCCCTGCCGGCGGGGCTGCGGTATTTTGAGCCGGCCGCCATCACCGATCCCGGCATCCTGCTGATCGTGCAGAACACCGTCCCGATCATCCGCCAACCCTCGACCCGCGAGACCTTCGAGTTCGTGGTCACGTTCTGATCAGGAGGCCCACCCGTGGCGC